TTTGCACTAGACGATAAGCTTTTAGTCAATTCTGCAACATTTACTAGAACTGGCGGTACGGCTCAGACTTATACAGACTCTAACTCTGTAGCTACATATTTTTTACATAGCATTAACCGCTCTAATTTGCTTATGCAGACTGACGCGTTAGCTTTAGACCTAGCTAGGGCTTACGTGGCTGGCCGTCAGGATACAGCGATTAGAATTGAAAACTTTATTTTGGACCTTAACCAGATTAACTACGCTACTGGCATAGAAGCCGCAATAAGTTTAGATTACTTTGATAAGGTGGAAATTAGTAATATTCAGCCTGGGGGCTCATCCATTACCCAGACTTTATTCATTCAGGGTGTGGGTCACGATATAACCCCCAACTCCTGGAAAACTACCCTATCTACCTATGAGTCATTGTTAGACGGGTTAGTGTTAAATGACAGCGTTAAGGGTACTTTAGACTATAATGTACTGGGATATTAGGAGACTATAATGGCAGCTGGCTTAGGCTTTAAAGACTTTCAGGCAGGGTCAATCTTAACCGCTGCTGACGTAAATGGTTATCTAATGCAAGGTATTTTAGTTTTTTCTAGTACAGCAGCTAGAGACGCAGCTATAACCAGCCCACAAGAGGGGCAGTTCGCCTACACTACCGACAATAACACTACCTATTACTACACAGGCTCAGCCTGGGCGGTAGCTGAAATTGACCAGACAGCGTATACAGCATACACACCTACAGCCGTAGCCTCTAACTGGACTATAGGTAATGGCACATTTACTACCTATTGGAAATCCATTGGCAAGCTAGTTCACTTTTATGGGCGTTTTGAATTCGGTTCTACCTCATCAGTTTCAGCTTCTGGTACTTTTGCTATTACCTTGCCTACCAATGCTAGAAACAGCGTGGAGCCTGAGGTTTATCAAATTGCACAGTTTAGAGATACTTCAGCTGGCTTAAACGTAGGCGGCTATTCACGTATCCAAAACGCTACACAAATGTTTTGTTACTGGTACGACCCAGAACCTACGCCATTAGCTGTATACGGTTCACCCTGGAATACTGGCGTAGTGCTGCCATTCACCTATACCACTGGTGACTTTGTAGCCTGGAATATGATTTATGAAAGAGCCTAATATGTCTAATACCTGGAATTATTTAACACCTGAAGAAACACAGGAGATACCTACAGAATGGGTATGGGAAAGATTACGCATACGTCGTAATGGCCTATTAGCTCGTTCAGATAAGAAAATGATTATAGACGCTCCCTGGGACTTAGAAGCCTGGAAAGAATACCGTCAGGCTCTAAGGGATTTACCTGCTCAGACTGAGGACCCACGTGCTGCTATATTCCCAGTAGCTCCAGACGGTTATAAAGTACCTGCATACGTTGAGCCAGTAGTTTACGTCGAGCCAGTAATAGAAGAAGTAATAGAAACCACCGAGGCGGTAGAAGATGACAGCGAGACTCTGTAAAGCTGGTATCCAGCTGAGAGAACAGGTGGATGATGCGTGGCCCAATAGAAATAGAAATTCTGACGGGTGGAAAGCGTCCGCTGGACATAAGGCACACAGTCCTAACTCTGACCACAATCCTGATAAGTCAGGGGTGGTACGTGCCCTGGACCTTGACGCTGATTTTCAATCCGATAAATCCGCAACTTACGACTTTGCTAATCAGTTACGAGTACTTGCCAGAACAGATAGAAGAGTGGCATACATTATCTATAATGGAAAAATTGCTTCATGGATTGGGAATTATCGCTGGAGAAAATACAGAGGAATAAACCCACATAAAACTCATATCCATATTAGCTTTACAAAACTGGGCGATAATGACGGTGGGATGTTTTACCTACCCATATTGACAGGAGATGAAAGTGGACCAATTAAAGCCAATAGCCGCAAGCTGGGCAAGAAGTTTCTTAGCAGCGGGAATAGCGACGTACCTAGCAGTGGGCTGGGATGCACGTGCCATTGTGAATGCCGCTCTGGCCGCGAGTCTGCCAGTTATCCTTCGTTGGCTTAACCCTAAAGACTACGCTTACGGGATTAGAAAGTGACACCAGCAGACTGGGCAGCTTTTGTCCTGGCCTGTTTATCTATCGCAGCTATTCTTATCGGTGGCTTGCGCTACATTATTCGCCATGAAGTACCTCTAATAATTGACCGTAGTCATATCGTGTCGCGTATCGAGAAATTAGAGGAAATGGTTTTAGAATTGCTTACTCACGATAGGAGCTCGCGTGGCACAAAGAAAAACAAAAGCACAAAAGGCCGCAACATTACGCGCTAAAGAGCGAGCTGCTAAACGCCATAAGAGAGAACCTCTAACAAAGATAGACCAATGGGCGTTAGGTGTCGTAGAAGCGTATGAAGCTCTCGTACGCGCTGGGTGGGATAAAGACCAGGCTCGCTGGTACATAGAGGAAACTATGCGCTTGCCAGAATGGATTATAAATAATCCTGACCACAGTCCCTATGAGGATGAGGAAGAAGAAGATTAAGCGAATTGTAGTTATCTCAGACCTACAAGTACCATTTCATGACAAAACAGCTACCAGAAACCTCGCTAAATTTATCTCAAAGTACAAGCCTGACGACGTTCTATGCGTTGGTGATGAGCTGGATTTCCAGACCATTTCACGTTGGAGCTCTGGGTGTGATGAATGGTCAGGAACTATTGGCCGTGATAGAGCTGCTGCACAAGAAGTCTTATACGACTTACAAGTTACCCACATTGTCAGAAGTAACCATACAGACAGACTCTACAAATCCTTAGCTTCTAGGCTTCCAGGCTTAATAGGTCTACCTGAGCTTGAATATCCTAATTTTATGGGCTTTAAAGAGCTGGGTATTAAATTCCATACCAAGCCATACGAGATTACTAAGGACTGGATTATGGTCCACGGTGATGAGCAAGCCACCAAGCCACATGGGGGTTTAACAGCCCTAGAAGCCGCTAAGAGGCATGGTAAGTCGGTGGTATGTGGTCACACCCACAGGCAGGGGTTATCGGCCTTCTCAACGGCCTCTGGGGGCGTTTTAACGGGTACTCTGACCGGTTTTGAGGTTGGTCATTTGATGGATGAGAAACAAGCCTATTACACAAAGGGCACGATGAACTGGCAAAAAGGCTTCGGAATCATCTACGTTGATAAGAAGCGTGTGCAGCCTGTGGCTATCCCTGTTGAGCGTGATGGCTCATTTATTGTGGAAGGCAAGCGTTACGGATAAAACGTACAAAACTTGTTATAATTTGTACGTTACATCCCGGTCAGTTTCGATTGGCCGCCGCGAGACCCCGGTAGTGCCCTTACCCACTTTAGGGAAACGCCGGGGTTTTCTGCTGATGACACTTTTCTGTTTAATCAGATATACTTGTGACAACATAACCACCGCCTCTGTTTATACACGCGGTGGTTTTCTGTTATCTAATCGTTATAAGACACGCCGCTAATGGCGTTTGTCGGTGTCCCATGCTAGGCGTACATTCAGCCCTAAGGAAAGGGGCTGGAATGTTTCAACATAACCTAACAGCTGAACAGATTGTCTATGTCGTTTTCTATGGCTTAATAGCCTGGTCTGCGGCGTGGTGGATACTACAAAAAATCAAAGAAAAATCATACAAAAGGGGCTATGCACATGGGTACAACAGAGCGAAATGGATTTACAGCCAAAAAAATAATGGAAGAAGCGGCAGGAATTCTGGATGAGCGTGGGCTTGATTACGGCCACCCAGCCATTAACATTAGAAGAATTGCGGACCTCTGGGCGAGCTACTTCGGTAGGGAAATCGACCCACTGGACGTGTGTATCTGTATGGCGTTGGTCAAAGTCTCCCGAATTGTGGAAACTCCTAACCGTGACTCATTCATTGACCTGGTGTCATACGCGGCACTGGCAGGGGAAAGTGTTATCGGAGACTGGGACTCTATCGGTGTCAATTACTAGAACGCCTAGAGGAGTCTGGTGCGACTATTGTCGTATGCGCTGGGGTGTAGATGATGAGCGCGGACGTGAACAGGCCGTATGGTCTATCAGGTCAGAGCGTAAAGGTAAGGTAATTAACCGTCATTATTGTTTCAGCTGTGCGAAATTCGTACAGACCAGACATGACGGTACTCAATGGACCTTTAAAGAACAGCTTGATTACGGACAAGGAAAGCAGGAACTAGATGTTCAACTTGGATAACTATGAAGATGTAGACAGCCGTATACATAAATTCTATGAAGAATATGAAGACGGAGCCATTTTAACTGAGGAAGTACATTACAATGAAGAAAACGGTACAGTCATTTTTAAAGCATTGGCTTATAGAACTCACCTTGATAATTCTCCTTCCTCTGTGGGTTATGCGCGTGGCATTCGCAAGGACCGCGGTGTGGACCGCGATTTTTGGTATGAAAACTGTGAGACTTCTGCTATCGGCAGGGCCCTGGCCAATCTCGGACTATCTGCTAAAGGAAAGCGAGCTTCTGCTCTGGAAATGGCTAGAGTTAATGACTCAAAAGAGGCTCCTGCTCCTATTCGAGTCAGGACTGAAGAACAGAAAGAATTTTTAAAGACTACTAACCCAGCGGCTGAAATAGTTTGGGACACGACAATAGAGCCACCAGCTGACGTCGTGTCTGCTTTTGATGATGCTGTGGACCTAATTAAAGAAACTTTTAAAGCTGAGCCTGTACCACAGTGCAAGCATGGCCAGATGAAGCTTAAAGAGGGTTCTGGCCCTAAGGGACCTTACCGTGGCTATACCTGTCCGCTGCCTATGAGCCGTAAAGCTGAGCAGTGTAAAGCATTTTGGCAGGTAGTGGACCCTTCAGGCCGCTGGAGCTTTAGACCTGAAGACGAGGAGCGTCTGTGAGAAGCGACTATTGTTTAGGCTGTAAGCGCAGTGCGTTACTTGTTACTGACCTGTGTGTTATATGCGAGGAACGATATGAGTCAGAGTAGGAAACATAGAGGCCTAAAGAGTAATGACATAGTAGCTAAGTATTTCCAGGAAAACGGCTGGCCATATGCTCTACCAACTGGGGCGGGTAGACAGGGTACAGACGTTACAGGTGTGCCAGGTATGGATATTGAGGTCAAAGCTCGTACTAAGCTAGACTTATCTGGTCTTATGCGTCAGCTCAAAGACAGAAAACTTAATACTGGCATGGGTGTAGGAGTAGTACGCCTTAATGGCCAGGGTGAGGCGGCTATCCATGACTGGGTGGCCGTTTTGCGTTTAGAGGACTTGGTTTACCTACTGAAAGCTTCTGGGTATGGAAACACTAATTCATAGATGCGTAGGCTGTGGCCTATGGATATATGGTAAACGAGAAAGGTGTGAGGAATGCCAATCTACTTATTCAAATGCGAACAATGCCTAAAAGAGCTAGAACAGCATTTTAGTGTCTATATGAATGCAACAGTGTGGTGTGAAGCCTGTGAGCAGCCAATGGTTAAACTATTTACAGCTCCTGCAATTCATTTCAAAGGGACAGGGTGGGGCAAGGACTAATTGTGACTCAGGTCACATTAGCTACGACACGCCGAAAGGTTACGCTCAAATGAATACTAAACTTGACAGCTATGTTATGCTCAGACCGCTTGCGCGCCTTAAAGGCAGCGCACTTCGCGGACGAGCATTAGGCCGCTCTATTGTCATTTTAGCGGTGCTAATAACTTATAGCTTCGCTGCTGTAGAAGATATTTCACCAGCGATAGCAGAAGATAAACAGCCATTTCACATTAACAATGTAAAACTATATGCGTATAACAAAATGGAATGGTCTGAGTTTCAGTGCTATAACGAGCTTATCTTCAGGGAGTCTTCATGGCGACCGGACGCTCGTAATGGTTCGCACTGGGGACTAGGTCAGATGCGCTCAGAGTGGTATGGCACACTAGATGCGTATGAGCAGATAGACGCACATATTAAGTACATAGACCATAGGTATGAAGGTAGTGCGTGTAATGCGTTAGCTCATTGGGATAGGAAAGGGTGGCACTAATGGAATTGGTATGCTGGATATGTTCAGTTATGACTGATGAGACTGAGATAGTGTGGCCTGACTCAATAGGTGACACCATTATGTGCGTATCGTGTAGAGAGTATTTAAATGGCACTGAAGCCGTATAGGTCTACAGCTCATTGGAAGAAGCTGAGACTACAAGTACTTAGGCGTGATGCTTACACCTGTGTGTACTGTGGTGACGTAGCCAATCAAGTGGACCACGTGTGGCCTAAGAGTAAGGGTGGAGAAGACACGCTTGATAAT